ATGATGGTGGCGTCCTTCAACGCCCTCGCGGAGAAGGTAGCCGCCCTGAGGCGCAGGAGCGACGGCGGGCGGATGGAAAGGTGGCTCACGGGCGAGGAGGTCTGCGGGCAGTTGAGGATCAGCCCGCGCACGTTGCAGACCTTGCGTGACAGGCGGCTTATCGGCTACTCGCAGATTAACCGCAGGTTCTATTACAAGCCGGAGGAGGTCAAAAAGCTCATTCCGCTTGTCGGCACGCTCTATCCCTGCGGGAAATGATTTGATTTTTATTATTCACAACCCACTGAATCCGAAATGATGATGAACGAGAACAATGAAGTGTTTACAATGGAGGACGAGCCGCTTGCCTCCGTCGTGCAGAACATGCGCAAAGGCTCGAAATGGCTCTCCGCCTTTCTGGAAAGTTACCGCCCGCCGTTGGACGGGGAACGTTACCTGACGGACAGGGAGGTGGCGGAACTGCTCCGTGTCAGCCGCCGCACCTTGCAGGAGTACCGCAACAACAGGGTGCTGCCCTTTATCCTTTTGGGAGGGAAGGTGCTTTACCCCGAATCGGGGTTGCGTGAGCTGCTGGAGGCGAACTACCGCAAGCCGATGGAATAAGGCGGCTGCATGAAAAAAAAGGAAACGGGCAACTCCTTCACGGGGCTGTCCGTTTCCTTTTTATTCTTATTATTATATGTCTTCTGCGTTTTCAGCAATACCCGGCTTTTCCGTTCTGTATGAACATCACGTATGCCTGCCGCTTTTCCTTCGAGAGTGCTTTCTCTACCAGCCACGTGCGGAACACGTGTGCATGGTAGGTGTTCAGCCGGAAGGCAACGGGGATGATGATTTCAAGCGAGTAAACATCCGCGTGCAGCCCGTTTTCAAGCCGCATGTAGCGGCACACCTCGTAGTCGTTCAGCACGTCCGGCTTGCGGACGGCTCTGATGGCGGCGTTCACAGCCGGGACGCCCGTGTGGAACAGTCCGGCGATTTCTGTGGCGGTCATCCATATCTCGTTACCGGTTACGCTGACCGTGTTGTCCTCTATGATGATGGTTCCTCGTGTCATGGCTTCTCTGTTTTTAGATGGTGCAACATGAAAATTCCTCGATGCCGTTCAACCTTGCGGCAAGGTTCTCCATGTCTTGGTTGAGCTTCTCTTTGGTGATTTTCGCGTATATCTGCGTCGTCTTTATGCTCTTGTGTCCCAGCATGGAACTCACCGTTTCGATGGGTACGCCGTTGGAGAGGAACACCGTCGTGGCTGCCGTGTGGCGGCTCTGATGCCACGTGATATGCTTGGTGATACCGCAACGCTTGGCGACGGAACGGATTCCGGCAAGGCACGTGTTGTAGTGGGGAACGGGGAAAATCCTGCCGTTCCCGCACAGACCCCGGTATTTGTCGATGATGCGCTTTGCGATGTCGAGCAGGCGGATATTGGACACCACGCCCGTCTTCTGGCGGTTGATGTTTATCCACTCGTGTTCGTCGAAGTAGGTATGGATGTTCTCTTCCGTCAGGTTGCGCATGTCGGCGAACGACAAGCCCGTGAAGGCGCAGAACAGGTAGAGGTCGCGGTAAAGCTCCTGCTTGGCGTTTTTCAGCCTGCCCTCCATCAGCAGCCGGATTTCCTCTTTCGTCAGGAAACTGCGTGTCGTTTCCTCCTTCTTGATTTCATACTCCCGGAACGGGTCGCGTGTGAGCCACTCGTTGTTGATGGCGATGAACACCATCGTCCGCAAGGGGCAGACATACAGCCACACGGTATTGGTGCAGCAGTGCTTGTCCGTGCGTAGGAACATCTCGAAGTCGGAGATGAAAGCGGGCGTAAGCTCTTTCAGCGCGATGTCCTTCACGCGGTAGCGGATGGTGAGGAATTCTTGCAGGTGCTTGTAAACGGTCTTGTACTTCAGGAGCGTGCCTTTGGCTTTCATGCCAGCCTCCACCTGTTTCTCGTAGTCCTCGTTGTGCTGGCGGAACACCTGCATCAGCGTGTGGTAGCGGTGTTCCAGTCCGAGAAAGGCGTTCTTGACCTTCTCCGCCGTGACGAAATTGTCACGCTCCATGATTTCCTGATAATGTCTGTTGATGCGCACACGCATCTTGTCGAGCATGCGGTTCGTTTCGAGTGCCGCCGTGCTTCTGCCCGTGACACGTCCCCCTTTGGTGTCCCACAGCTTGGGATCGACGGTCAGTTTGCAACTGAACTGCGTCTGGCTGCCGTCCACCGTGATGCGTCCCATGACGGGTACTGTCCCGTCCTTTTTCACTACCTGACGTTTGAGGTAGTAGATTACTGAAAATGTACTCTTCATCGTCCTTAATTTTTTTAGGTTCAAAATTAGTCGGTGAAGAGTCCGTCGCCGGTACGCAAAACGGGGAGGAACGGCGCAATCTTTTTCCGTAACCGGATTTGTTGCGTGGGTTGTCAATAACTCACTAATCCTTAACGCCTTGTTTCGTTATCCGTGTCCGTTTGTCGCCTTTTCGGGCATGGTTACGGACAAGTAACGTAGCGGCGTCCTGATTTGGCTTTAGGGGTGATTGCGATGGCTTCACGAATAATCGGAAGCACAACTGAAACCCTTGTAACTCAATTCTATCACTATATCTTTCCGCATTTCACTTTTTTGTAGTAACTTTGTGGTGCAATAAAGCAATATGAAGATTTTAATTTTCCTTTTGTTCCCTCTTTTTCTTTCTGCACAGGCATACTCCAATCGTGGGAAAGGAGAGGTTTTTAAAAGCTACCCAGATAAACCCTATGAAGATGTAAAAAAAACAGGGGTTGTTGTGGTAGATAAAACATTATATGGACTTAAATTCAAAGACAGTAAACTTCCAAAAGAGGTAAAAAATAGAGTTCAAAAGTTCTTTAATAAGCGTTATAATGGTTATACAGATTTAAAGACATATGAACTCCATATAGAAGACACTACCAAAGGCTGGAAAATAGAAGGATATCTTATTAAAGATTAGTCCAATACTTTGGAAAACAACCCTTTTTTAATATTAAGATCATCAACATTGCCCTGCAGATATTGCAGGGTATTTAATTTACCGCTGTAACTACATTGATAATTAAGTATATAAACATCCACAACGGTTTCATCTCTCTTGTAGCTTTCACTGACCAACTCTAATTTTCCAGTATTTTTACTAATAACATTCTTTAGAATTTCATCGGTCAGTTCTATGAAATCTAAGAATTTCAAAGCCATTTCTGTATTAGTTCCCAGGTTACTTGTATCATGCAGCTGCTCATAGCATATATAAAATATAATATTTGCAACGGCTGTATCATTGGAATAGCTAATATCCCAACTTACCAGTAAAGCAGGATAATGATGTACTTCAAACCATTCAGGAATAAGGTCTTGTTCAGCATACAAATCTATAAATTGAACAGGGGTAAGCCCCTTTGTCCGATATAAATCTTTGATTTCTTCCTTCTCAAAAGTCTCTGTTAATTTTTTATAAAATGATTTCATTATAAGCAGTTTAAAGGTTATTTAAAGTTCTCTGTATTTCTTTTTTAAGATGCCTCTGCAGTCTGATTTCTAGCGCCCGAGACCTTCCTAAAAACTGCCTTTTAGGAAGGTAGAGATTCATTTTTCGTACATGGCTTTTTACTTTTATACTTTGCCCTGTATCTACTTTTTTTCGTGAAGCTTTTCTGGTTCGTAGATTGACAGATTTAGCCTTTGTTTTTTTACGAGTGTAAGCACTTACATAAACAGTTTTTTGTATTTTGCCTCCCTCATTGTGTATTTTTGCATAGGGAACATCTGTTCCAATGATTACATAATTATCTCCTGAACTTATTTTGTGAATGGAGCGTTTGAGCCTCCCTGTTCTTGTCATAAGAGAACCTCTATCTTTTCGTTTCCGTGCTTTCCATTTCTCTGAAACTTGATTTTTCCAGTCTTTTTTGATAAATCTTTCTTTGCTGAAATTTACTGCAATAGTTCCAAATTCAGAGGCTGTTTTTCGGGTAAAATTAACCCCCAATGCTTTCTGCATCCGTTCAAATATTTTACCTTCAATTTTAAATGTTTCCATCTTAGTTAGATTGTTTCTGCATTACGGATAATTCTCATCATCATTTCATTGTAGAAATCTTCAAATTCCTGCATGGTCATACCTTTTCCACTGCTTGAATTGATAATATTGTCTCCTTTATGAATGTTATCAAATTTTATAGTGATATTTCTAATCTGTTTAGCATCTCCTTCTACTTTGCTGATGTCATTTTTAAGTTTGGTTTTCGTTTTTTTACCTGCACCGCCTTTTCCTCCAAATTCAGAGAAACCGCCTCCTAAGGTTTCCCCTCCGTACAAAGAAGGTGTTTTAGGAGTTTCTGGCTGTTTGTTGGTACTCTCTTCTTTGGGTTTTATTAAATCCATTTTTCCCCTAAGTTCATTGACAGAACCGCTGGCATTTTTTGCCCAGTCCCAGCCAGTAAGTTCTCCCACCCAGCTTAACATTTGCTCTAATGGTTTTAGGATAACATCCAAAAGAACCTGCCCTATTCTTTTTAATCCCCCTATAATACCCTCTGTTTGAAAGGCTTTTTTAATACTTTCCCAATGGTCATACATTGATTTTATTGCAGAAATTACCATCCCAAAAGGTCCCATTAGTAGTAAAATAGAGGCACCCCATTCATCATATTTTACAATTGCTGCGGTAATGATACCAATAAGTACAATGATTGCAGCTACAATAAGCCCAATTGGGTTGGCATACATTGCTATATTGTTTGCCCATACAGCAACCGTTAAGGCTCCCCATGCAGTAGCTAATGTTCCTAATACTATAACAATCGCATCAATATTGTCAAATATCCAAGAAAATACGGGCTGTAATTTCTCAAGTGCTGTGGTAACCATAGGAAGTAGTTTTTCTCCCATTTTTATCATAGAAGCTTTTATATTATTCTGAATAACACCCCATTGTTCGGTAGGTGTAAGAGAATCCATATATGCTTTATTAAGGGCGTTTTGTGCTCCTTCGGTAGCTTTTGTAGCTTTTTCAAGCCCCGCAATATCCTGCATCAGTGTTCCAAAACCCATAGAGGTAGCTTGGTCAAAACCTAATTTACTCAGTTTTTCAATTTTCTGCTCATTAGTAAGCCCGTCAAAAGCTTTATTTAAATCTTTGATAATGTCTATCAATGGGCGTATTTTCCCTGCGCTGTCAAAAATGTTAATGCCGATAGACCTAAAACCGCTGACATATTTCCCTGTTTTACTATCTATTTTCCCCATTGCTACATCAGCATTAGACAAGGTTCTCATAATTCCCTCTAACGCAGTAGAGGACTGCTCGGCACTAAGTTTTGTAGTCAGAGAGGCGTAAGCTCCTGCCGTACTCTCCAGCTCATAGCCTATATTTCGGGCTAATGGAAGTACCTTAGGAAGATAACGGGCGATATCTCTAAATTCTGCATTTCCCTCTTTTACTGTTTCAAAAAGTACATCATATACACGATTTATATCTTTTCCAGAGGACATCATGGTTGCTATCCCTGCAGAAGCTACTGTTTCTATATCGGTAAAACCTGCTTTTGCAGCTCTTAGAGTTGGTTCTAAGGCTTCTAATGACTGATTTACATCAAGTCCAGCAGAAATAATACGGGAAAAAGCCTTAGGAACCTCATCTAAAGGAGTAGCATTTTTGGTTCCTATTTCAAGAATTTTATCAGACAACCCCTGTAGTTCCTTCTTACTGAGTTCTGCAGTTACATTGATTTCTGCCATCTGGGTATGCCAAGTGTCAGCCTGTTTTACGGCACCAGTAAGCATAGTTCCTGCTGCAACAGCCATTCCTGCAAAAGCTGTGGTAATAGGAGTTTTTAATTTATCTACTGCTTTGCCCATCCCTGCTGGTAGTTTCTCTATCAGACTGTTATATTTCACTTTCATTTTATCAACAGTCTGATCCCATTTGCTTTTAAGCTTCTCCAAGTTAGAATTAAACATCTTTGTGCCTAAGTCTATCAGCATGGTTAATTTTGTATCTGCCATAAAAATTTTGTTTTTTTAATTATTATGTTTATATTTGTAATGAGTTTAAAGAGCGGTAGCAAATAGCTCACTGCGGAGGAATGCAAAGCGAACGCGGACATTTGCTCTTTAAATCAATATAAATTCCTCATAAAAGAAGGCTTAATTTAGTCTTCTTTTTTCTTTTTATAGATAAGGAGTCCCTTTCTTCTTTCTAAAGGTTTTTCATAATCTATCTTGAACCAGGTCTCTATCTGTATTCCTTTATCAGCTTCACTCAGTGTGGTAGAGACCATTACTGACATATCTTGATAATGTTTTATATAATTGGTCTGGAACCCTTTTTTATCATGGGTAGAAAGCCATACTTCACTCGGATTTTTCAAAATATCCTCTATATGAGGGAATAATAAATGTCTTTGTTCATCATCACTTATATAATACCCTGTTGTATGACGGCTGAATATTTTTTTATTCAAAACCATTTTTCTTCCTAGATAATCCGCAAATCCCATTTTCTTTTTGGAATTTTCCAAAGGTTTAAAAAGTTCTTTTACATTATCTTCTGTAATGGTATTGTCTAATAAAATAGGCTTTAAACTGTCTTTAAATTCATCCCATTTTTTTAAACCGTATTTATCAAATGTCATTTGATTAAGTTTTTCGGGAAGTCTTTTTATATCGCTGTAAAACTGCTTTTTAGTAAATACCTGTTTCAGATCCCCTCTATTTATTTCAAATTGGGAATTTTTATATTTAGGGTCGGCTTGGTATATTTTTGTTTTAGCATCAGTGCCTTTGGTTACTCTGCCTTTGTGGTCTCCTAAATATTGTACCATTTCACAACGGCACCCATAGCCGTTTGGAGGCCACAAATCCATAGCTTCTTTATCTTCAAGATTGAATATTTTACCATCTAATACCTGGTGCTGTGGTCTTACCTTTTCATCTCCTATGGTCTGGTACTTCACAAAAGAGGTAATACTGTCTTTTTCTGCCATAAAACGAATATATTGAGCAGCATTCTGACCTACGGCAATAGATAGATTATATTCACTTTCTAACCATTGATGGTTATATTTATCCATTACTTTATCGCATTCTACACGGAAACTTGCAAAATCTCTTACCTGCCTTGTTTCATTATCTATTAAGAGTTCTTTCATTGAAGCCAAACGGCTTTCTGTCTTACTCGCTGAAAACTCAAAAAGATTATACTCCATCATTTGTAAGGTTAAATGGTCAATACCTTCAAAGGTTTTAGGAGCTGTTTTGAATTTACTTCTAAGAGCTTCAAGCAGTACTTCTGTTTCTGTGGAGATAATTTTACCTTCAATACCTAATGTATCTTTGCCTTCAAAGATGTATTTTATCAACTCATCGGTAAGATTATCAATTTCATTCTGTGGAATCTCTCCTACCGGCTGAGTGTGGTTTCCACAGTCACAAGATGGATACCGCTGATTAAAATAGATACTTGCAACAGGCAATAGGCTTGACGGCTCTTCTGTGCTTACTATTTCCTGCCTATTGCCCAAAGGCTTTTTTGCTTTTTCCAAAGGAATATTAAAGGTTTTGGATATCCATTCTTTTTCTACATCATATCCACTAGTAATAAGACCGCTGGTAATAGTCCATAACTGCCCTAAATCTACTTCTTGTTCTGCTATTTTGAATTCAAAAAAGTCATCTTCAGATATTCTGTATCCTTGTCTTTGCAATAGAGGAAACAATAAATCATTGACAATAAACTGAATCTGTCTTTTATCTGCCTGTGCAATCTTAAAATCTAATCCCCGTTCATGTACTTCGGTCTGGCTTCTATTGGTTCCCTGGTCAGAAAGCATGGTAGAACCTACCAGTTGTTTACTGATTTCATTCGTATTGGACTGCATGAACTGCAAATAAACATTGTAAGCATCGGTTCTGTTGGCTTCATGATACTGTATCGTTGTTCCATGTGGAAATGTTCCTGCACCAGCTTCTCCGAAGCTTAACAGCATTTCATGAACCATATCAACGGTTTTGCTGTCATTGGTAGAAGTTGTTGCCGTAATAAGGGGCATACCGAATTTTTCGCAGAATTCAGCCCATGACTGAGCGACATTTCTTTTCCAAATTACATTAGGCACTACATTATTGAGAATTCCCAAGTCGTAAGGGTTCCCAATTGGGAGAAGCCAGTCAGCATATTCTGGAAGAGAGTAATCAATAAAGTCATCTTTGGTAGCATCTGGAAATATTTTATTTTGTGTAGGTGCTGTATTTCTTCTTGGGATAAGATTAAATTTAATCCTTTCCCCTGCAAATTCAGTAAATTCAATCACAGAAACTCCCCGCAGGATAGTTTCAAGACAAATATTTAGAAACTCATAAAACCACTGCTGTTGCATAAGAAATGTAAGTTCCTCATTTTCATCTCCAGATTTGCGGTTGATTACTCTAAAATCAGTATTCAAAGTACTCATCTTACGCATCTGAATTTGAGACTGCAGATGTCCATCTGTAAGAAGGTCATCAATCAAATCATGTAGAAGTACCGTTTTAGGAGTTTCTGGATGCTGTGCCAGTGTCAGAGCTTTTCGCCATTTTTGTATATCCTTTCTGGAACTGTCTTTGAAGTTCTTAGCAATGCTGATAATAGCGGGATTTTGTTTTCCTATATTAGGGCTTGATTCTGCTTTTGCAGAAACATCTAATTTTTTAAAGTTTATTTCATATCCTAATACTTTCATCGTAATTATTTTAAAAGTGTCTTATTTTTGAGATTAAAGGGTAATTAAAGAATGTTTTACCATTTATTATTATTCAATTCATATTTTGATGAAACTTTTAACCCTAAATATTCTTCTCCCTTATCACTTTTAGGTTTTGGGAGGTCAGCATTTGCTTTTCCCTCAGCAACAAGTTTCAGCCAGTCTATGGCATCTTGGTATCTTTGTGAGCGAATTTCCGGCATTTTTCTCGGAATGGTAGCAGTATAAAGATGATACAAAGCACAATCAATTGTAAGCATCACAATATGGCTGTTTCTCTCTTCTCCTTCTTTGCTAAATATCTGCGCTACATCATACCTGCCCGATAAATAATTTTTAATCTGTGATACTGCCATTTGTTCAGAAGCTCTTAATCTGGATTCTGAATAATTCTCAAGCAGTAAATCTTTTATTTCGTTTCGGATAAGCACCGAATAATCATCATTGGTTATAAACATCTTAAAATCGGTTTTTTTGTTTTGAAATCATATCTTTTCTACTGGTGGTTCTTGGTGGTATAGTGTTGGTAATTGCAGCGATATTAAGTTTAGCAATAGCCGACTGGAGAGCGTCGGGCGCGTCATCATGTGCACCGCTTCCTTTTTTAAAAGCCAAAAGCTGGTCTATCAATTCTCTGCAGTCTGGAGAATGCTCTAAAGCACTATTGAAAAAAACATTATTTCTTTGGAAATATCCCTCCATGCTTTCTATCCTATCAAATTTTCCTGATTTACTCTTATTGTCTGCCATGACAGGAACATACCAGCTTCTAAGGTCTCCAACCTGGTCAAAATCATTAACAAAATCATCTTGTGCAAACAGCCCTTCTATCCAATATTGGATATTATAATTTAAAAGATTATTATCTTCTACTAAGTCATAGAGCCATTCAGCTACATTATGCCTTGAAGTCTGCCGGACAAAGCAGTTCAATATATGGAACTCCCGTCCAGTTTTCCCTGCAAAAATCATCGCTTTATAATCCCCTGCATCCTTATAGGATAAATCGCCGTAAAAACACAAAGCATCATACTGGCGGTACTGCAGACGCGGTTTATAGTGGATATATTCATTTTTAAATATGGTTCCTTCTACAATATGCATGTGCATATATTCGCGCATAAATGAGCGGTAGGGAGTAGAGATATATTTTTGTTTCCAGTATTCTGCACTGGTTTTTTCTGGCCAGTTGGGTTCAAAAGTATTTAAATCTTTTACTGCAGGAACAGAAACCAAAAACATGGTAGGCTTCAGCCCTGCATCTTTGAGTTTTTGGGTAATAACTTTATATTCTGCTTTAAGCTGGTTAATCAGTGTATTTTTATGAAAGTTATTATTAGCTACAATAAATCTTCTGTTTTTACTTCCCTCGTCAAATGTCCCACGCAAATCTTCCCACGCATATTCAAATAGTTTAATGGAAAGTTCATCATTAGCACATCGCTGGCGGGTGTCCACATCGTCAATTACGATATAGTCTGGGCGGTTTGCCTCTTCTCTTAAACCTCTTGGCGATTGTCCAGGGGAAGTAGCCATAAATTTGGCACCATCTGTTGTAGTAAAGTCTCCTTCTGCCCAGTCTCCAAACTTATAACGCTTTCCGTAATAGTGAATAAATATCTGATTATGGCTGATTTGTGCCTGAATATCTGAAATCAGTTTTTTAGCTTTTAAATCAGTCTGACCAACCAAAAGCATAAAATGAAGCTTCCCTGTTACATAAAGATACAAGGGAATACCTAAATCTAAATGAACAGATTTTGCTCCAGAGCGGTAAATTTCTGCTAATACATCACAAACATCATTTTCAATAATGATTTTAGCCAGCTTCGCATGAAACCATGCTGATTTTACTTTTGCATACTGGGGAAACATATTTTCAAACCAGTTAATGTAATCCTTTTCCCATTCCAGCCGTTTTTTTCTGCGTTCTGTCGGCAGTTCATTTGGATCAAGCCCTTTGCTGGTTTTTTGGACAATGCTTTTACAGTGCTCATCGTAGTTACGGAGCATTTTTTCCATTGCCGTGCTTAGTCTTCCTATTGTGCTCATTATGCTTCATTTTGGACTTTATGGAGTAAAAAGAGCTTGTGCCACTCTAAAAAAGAAATAGCAATTTCTGGATCCTGTGTAGCCATCCATGCATCAAATTCTTTAAATACTGCAAAAACGATTGGAGCAGAAACTCTATCTGACAAGGTCTCAATAACACTGGTAATATCTTTTATTGCCTTAACATCAAGTGTAGCATCCCCACCTTTGGAAAGATGGGTTAATTCATTCATTAAAACCTTTTTAATGTTATTAGGAGCAGATAAAAACTGTGTTTTTTTATCATCCCATGAAATATCTCCCTGTATCCCTTTACGCCATCTTCCTATGGTCTGCTCGGATACATCCAGTGCATTGGCAATAGCTTTCGCTGTCATACCATCCTCTACAAACATACGCTCCGCCATTGCCCTTATAGGTTCATTATTGACTCTTTTTGCCATAATTTATATACACTTTTTTGCAAACTTCAATATTTAAAACATTGATTTATAGAAAAGTGGCAACTCTTACCTATAATTTTTTACCGCTTGAATCCTTGCTTTAAGTTTGTAGAAAATTCTGACAAACAGATGATTTTACTAATAGATAAAAACGAGTTATATGCATACGGCACTATATGGAACGGGGATGGAATGTTCTTCGTTTCACAGCTGGCACATCTTGAAAAACATTACAATGATATTAAAATAAAACTTCATACTTATGGAGGCTCCGTATTTGACGGCAATATTATGTGTAATGCCATAGAAGCAAGTAAGGCTAATATTACTATTGATGTAATGGGGATAGCTGCAAGTATGGGAGCTATATTGACTATGTCGGCAAAGAAAGTCCGCATAGTAGATAATGGTTATATTATGATACATGCTCCTCATTCTGGGACATATGGCAACGCTAAAAATATGGAAGATACAGCCAAACTGCTTAGAATGATGGAAAAGAATTTTATCCAGCGTCTGGGCAAAAGACTTAATCAGCCGGAAGAATCTGTAAAAAAATACTTAGATGGTGATAATTGGCTGGATGCACAGGAAGCTTTGGAACTGGGTTTTGTATCTGAAATTATACCAGCAGAGATACAGCCGATTTTACCTGTTAAAAATCCAGAAGAAATGGGAGAATCTGAAGTATATAACCTTTATTCAGAACTACTGTTACAGCCGGCTGCATTATCCAGAAATTCTAATCCTGAACAATTTAATTTAGATAATAATATGAAACAGTTATTAATTACTGCTTTTGCTCTGCAATTAACAGAGCAGAGTTCGGACACGGCATTTGTCAATGCCTTAAAAGAAAAATTTAACAGTCTTGAAGGAGAATTAAAGACTGCTAAAAGCGAAAAAACAGATGCGGAGGCAAAGCTCCACCAGTATGAATCTTCAAGGATTGATACCATGATTGCGGAAGCTGGTGTATCTGATGACCAGAAAGAAGTGTATAAGAAAATTGGAGAGACTTCGGGAATTGATGCTCTGGCAGTTGTTCTTAAATCTCAACCAAAGTCTCAGGCTCCTAATATTTCAGCAATGATACATAAGGGAAATGCAGGAACTGCCGCACGAATGAACTGGGATTTTGACAAATGGCAGAATGAAGACCCTAAGGGGCTGGAAAAACTGGCGAAAGATGAGCCAGAAGAATTTCAAAAATTGTTTAACGCTAAATACAAAAAATAGTAATGGCAGAATTATTAGACGGTTTGTGGTTAGAGCAGTTTGTAGAACCACAGCTATTAGAAGACATGAGGAATTATAAGGACGATTTTATCGGCGTCCTTAAACCCGCAAATCCCAGTGCAATAGACAAAGACGGGATTAGATTTAATAAACTCATTAATAACATTGATTTTGTTGTTAATGCAACAACAGATTTTACTCCAAAGAAAATCAAAGGGGGGAAATCATTTGTAGAATGGGACAAGTTAGACACTACTCCAACTTCTTACACTGATGCAGAGTTAAGAGCTATGGCTTTTGATAAAGAAGCTGAAATCAGAGTAGAGCATCTAAATTCATTTAAAATAGGAATCAGAGATTATGTTTTGAACAAACTGGCTCCTAAAAAGAATGTAGATGGAAAAATGCCAGTAATTAGAACCACTGGGGAAGACTTCAACGGAAGAAAAAGACTTACCTACAACGATTTGGCAGATTTCCTTTTCAACAGGCTGGCAGATATCAATTTCAGAGACCCTAACGGGCTTTATATGATATTAAACGCTGAACATAAAGCCGACCTTATCCACGACAGAGCAAATACAAACTTCTATCGTGATTTGGAAATTGATATGGAAACAGGTGCTTTAAAGAGATTCTTTAATTTGAAATTCTTTGAAAACGCTGATGCTCCTATTTATGCAGCCAATGGAGAATTAAAATCTATGGGTGCTGTAAAAGCAACTGGCGACCAAAAAGCTTCTGTTTTATTCTATGCACCTAATACGGTATATCATATTGAAAGTACAAAAGTGCTTTTCAAAGATATGAAGAATGATACCAGAAGCAAAGATCCTGAAAGTGAAATAAGACTACATACTTATGGATTGTGTGATAAGAGACAGGAAATAGGTTTTGGAGCTATTATTTCTGCTAACTCATAAAAAGAGAAGTTATGGCAACAAAAGAACAAAAAGAATTTGCGGAAAATTTCTTCAATGAAAATCCGCAGATAAAAGTTCTTTATCTCAATAAAAGAGGGGAATTTTTCACTGATATAAACTATCTGACCAATTCCCTTCTAAAAGATAAAGATGGAAAATTAGAGGAATACGAAACTATTAAGCGTGGTGCCGAAAACCAAAAACAGGAGGCTCCAGGCAGTGAAAACCAACAACAAGAAGAATAATGTCAAATTTACAAGGAGTTAATATACAGAAAGGAAGACTTGGAGCAAATAGATTAAGCTCCAGTGATGCAATCAGCGGGATTATCATTTCTGCTGTAGCAGTGTCTTCTCTTGCAGTAGACACACCTATTACGGTGTACAACATGAAAGATGTAGAAACTCTGGGAATTACGGCAGAATACGACAAAACAAACAAGCTGAATTGTTACCGGCATTTGTCTGAATTCTACCGAATGGCTGGAGAAGGGACGGAATTACATTTAATGATTGTTCCGCAGACAGACACAATGCCTGACATCTGTGAAAACAAAGCAAAAAAGCTGTTGGCTCATGCCAAAGGCGAAATTAAACAGCTGGCGGTTGCAGTGAACCCTTCCGGAACAGAAGAACCCACGATGCTGAATGGAATTCCTGCGGATGTTTACAATGCAGTTGCAAAGGCACAGGGACTTGCAGAGTGGGCATATCAGAATAATATGCCGCTGCAAATTTTCTTAGAAGGTTACGCTTATGGCGGTAAAGCTTCTACTTCTGCTAATCTAAGAGATATTACAGATTTGAAAGCCGATAAAGTAAGTGTTATTATCGGTCAGGATTTCAACTATGCAAAAACTCAGAGCGGTAAGGCTCAAAAATTTGCTGATATAGGGACAGCTTTAGGGGTTTGTTCCAAAGCAACAGTAAACCAAAATATTGGAGAAAATGAAAGCTTCAATATTACTGATGCCGCAAAAGGAATTTGGGTAGAACCAGGTTTATCTTGCCACAAACCTAATACAGAAGTGTTTTCAGACTTGCAGACCTTGGAAAATAAAGGATATATCTTCGGAATTACTTATGCAGGAATGGCTGGGGTAAGGTGGAATAATGACCATACTTGTACACCTGTTATCATTGATTCTGATAATAAGATTAACGAGCATACTATTGCTTATGGCAGAGTTATGAGTAAGGCTGTAAGAGGGCTTAGAAGTGCATATCTGCCAAAGATTAAAACTAATTGGGCTGTGGATGGGAAAACTAGCAAACTTAGTCCAGGAACAGTAGTAGCATTAGAAGATATTGGTGATAAAATGTTTGAGGACATGATAAAACGAGGGGAGATTACTTACGGAAAAACAATTATTGATAAGGAGAGCGACCTCATTGTTGGTAAAGTGCTGAATGTGAGTTTTAAAATTGTTCCTCGTGGTAATATCGGAGAAATTAACGGAACTATTAACCTTAAAACACAAGCATAATGTCAGGTATTATAAGAAATGGAAAGGCTTATGATTCTGTAGATGTTAAAGTACAAATCAATGGAATTCCCATTGAAGTAACCTCTTTAACTTACGGAAATGAGCAGGAGCACCAAGCTAATCACACACTTGGGGAGAATCCGACATCTTGGTCAGTAGGTAAAAAAACACCTTCTGCAAGTATAGGGATAATGATGCATGATATTGTCCCTTTAGAAATGGCCGCTGGCGGAAGTCTTCTAAAAATCAAACCTTTTGTAATTACAGTAGAATTTGTCAATGAATACAATATCATAGTGGTAGATAAAATCATTGCCAAGTTCAAAAATGAAGGGCGTGAAGTAACAGGAGATATGGGACTTAAAAAGGAGTACGAACTCTTTGCTTTGTCTGTAAATCTTAATGTACAGGCAGGAAATATTTAATCTTTAATCAATCTTTAAAAACAATTTAAAAATGTCAAATACAATTTATGTCAGCGAAGAAGTAAAAGAGCAGTATAAAAAAGAACATGGAGCAAAACTACGCTCATTATTGCTGCCGAAAGATGATTTTGATAACGAAATCATAGAAGTATTGGCCGTTGTTCCCAGCCGTAATGTGGTGGGACAATACTTAAAATTTGTCAATGCTGATCCTAAGAAAGCACAAGATATTTTGGTAAAAAATACATTGGTGACACACAAAGAGGAAGTACTGGCAGATGATGGGCTGTTCCTTGCTGCTTTTGGACTTATTGTGGATTTAATTCCGATGAGACAGGGAAAGTTTGGGAAAGTTTAGAGGGATGTTCCGGTCTAAGCGATAATCCCGAAAGTGATTTGTATATGAAGGCTGATGCCTTAATGAGTTTCTTCCTTCATATACCTTTTCCGGAACAACTCTCTGATGAAGTCTGGGCGATGAAATGGGCACAGCTCGGATGGCTCGCTGAAAAAGGATTTTTAGGAATTAAAAACAAAGAATAATGAATATTAATGATGGTACTTCAGTAGTAATAAATCTTGCTGCAAGATATATCGCCGCCTTTGGTATGGTACAGGCAAGCAAATATATCAACAATGTGGTCATTACCAACGAAGAAAACAAATATAAGATTGATTATTTTGATGATTTTAATCCAGAAACCGAAACTGTCAGAATAGCCCATAGTTCTATGGAGCTGGTGTTTGGAGATACATTATTAGAGGCAGGAAACAGTGTTTTTGCTCCGCCTTTAATGATGACATTTACCAAAGAAAAAGCCCTTATAGAGACTGAAACCAACGGAGATGACAATGTAATTATTGAGCGTTGGACAACCAAACCTTGGGAGATAGAGATAAAGGGAATTTTAATTGATTTAGAGAACAGGCAGTATCCAAGTGATAAGATTAGAGAACTACATCAGCTGTTCAAAATCAATGATATTCTGGATGCTTACGGAATTCAATTTGAGGAAAAAGATATAGAGGCTATTTACCTTAAAAGCCTTTCTATTACGCCGACAGAAGGATTTGCTGATACAGTACAGTTTTCATTGTCAGCATCAGCCATTAAATCAGTATCCTGGACATTAGACCAGCCTAACGAATCATGAAACCATTTTTAAACATCAACCTTCGGGTAACTATTGCAGATAATATTAAGTTCAATGTCGTGGAAAGTATCCGTATTGAAAACAGTACGGAGAAATTCACTGACACTGCAAAAATAGTGCTTCCCCGTGAGTTTAAACAGGCAGTAAAAAATGGCGACCGTTTTTCTATTGCTGACAAGAAACTCTTAGATGTTATAAAAATTGGAGACAGTATTAGAATAGAAGCAGGATATAATGGAGAGTATCATACTGAATTTGTCGGATATATTACTAAAATAGGTGCTGAAGCTCCAATAGAGATAGAGTGTGAAGATGAGATGTATAAGCTCAAAAAAGCACAACCAATAAAAAAGCTTTATTCAGCAGTAGATTTAAAAGTACTATTACGGGATATTGCCCCTGGCTATGAAATAGAAACCTTTAAAGAAATGCCTCTGGGAAAGTTTGCTGTAAATAATGCAACACCCTACAAGGTAATTGAATATTTAAAGCAAAACTACGGTGTGAGATGTTTTTTTAAGGGTAAAAAACTCATTGCAGGGTTAAATATCAGCCTTAAACCAGATAAAGTGCATGAATTTAATCTCAACAGGAATGTAAGAGCTGGCAGCAGTTTAGTCTATGAAACCAAAGAAAACCGTAAAAGATGGATAAAAGCCATAAGCAAGCAGAAAGGAAATTCTAAAGAGGTTACCTACGAGTTTGGAGAACAGGGAGAAAGTGAAATCACTTTACATGGTCCCATTAACCTAAATCAAGCCCAGCTAAAAAAGTGGGCAGAAGACTATTATAAAAGTTTAGTATATGACGGGTACAGCGGTGATTTTAATTCTTGGGGAATTCCCAGAACTAAGGCTGGTGATTCTGCAAAAATTACAGACCCTAACTATCCAGATAAGCACAGAGATGGTATATTTTATATTTCATCTGTGGTAATAGACATCAGCGAAAGTGAAGGCTTTCAAAGAAAAAATACAATAACATTTAAAATTAAAGACAAAGACTATGCAGATATTTAAAGCGGTACTTGGGTTATTGCTTTTGCTGTTTTGTCTTACAGGCTGTAAGACCTACAAAGAACCGCAACCCATTACACAGAAAGAAACAGAAATCGTAACGAAGACGATTACAAAAACACAAAGAGACACTATTATACAGGTAAAAGCCGATAGTTCTTATTATGAGGCTTACATAGATTGTAGGGATGGAAAGCCCAAAATATTAGACCATTCTTCTGGGAAACCTCAAAAAGTAAGACCAGGTAAGAACTTAAAGCCTCCTACCGCTAAAATAGATGAAAACGGAAAACTACAGGTAAGCTGTGAAAGTTTAGAACAACAATTAACAGTGGCTCTTTGGGAAAATCATATTTTAGAATCAAAACTCAAAGAAAAAACTATTATTCCGCCTCCTGTTGAAATAGAAAAAAAACTAACATGGCGGCAAAAACTCTATATAAGAACAGGACAGTTATCTATACTTATATTGTTAATTTACTTAGGATTTAAAATACCGTGGAAGCGTTTAATGAAGCTGTTTTAAGGATTGTTAAAGGTTATCATTCCCAGATTACCTCATTGGTAACTATGGGGATAGTGAAAGAGATAACAGGTTCTACCTGCATGGTAGAGCGGGAGAACCTGCCCCCTTTACAAGATGTAAGGTTAAATGCCATTGAGGGGGATTTTGACAATCATATTTTAATTATTCCTAAAATAGGCTCCAAAGTCCTTTGTTTAGTGATTGGAGACCAAAACGAAGAAACAGCCATTATTAAATATACCGAGATTGAAAAAGTAATCATCCAAATTGAGGGAGCAAAATTTGAAATGAGTGGAGGAAAGTTTCAATTTAAAAATAATAGAGCTGACCTAAAAGAAATTCATAACGAACTGCTGGAAACCCTTAATAATGCAATAATATTGACACCTAATGGAGCAGGCAGATTTGCGCCAACAACAAAACAAAAGTTAAACCAAATCAAGACCAAAAACAATGAACTATTTGAATGATAACGCTTTAAAACAAGGGCTTATTAAACTTCAAAAAGAGATGATTACTAAGGAAGATGATGCTTTTGAATATTGGGCTGATGAAATGGTTAAACTCATCAAAGCTTATATAAAGTCTGGAAAAGTAACTGTTAAACCAGGAATAAATGTAAATACAACAGGAGGGTCTGGAGCAACAACTACTGAAGGAATCGGTACAATCAGTTAAACTATGAGACAGGATATATTATTAGATAACAATAACGATCTGCAATTATATAATGGGGATTTTGTAATTGATAACAGTGACCAACAACATGTAGAACATATAGTACATGCTCAAAAAGGAGAATATAAAAACTATCCTATTACAGGTTTTGGGGTAGTGAATTATTTAAAGAAGACCAATCGTGTTAAAAGTGATTTTAAACGAGATTTAAAGATACAATTAGAAAATGATAACTATCAAAATCCTAAAATTGACCTTTCAGAAGGATTTGAAAACTTAAAAATAGAAATATAAAATATGACAACCATCATATTACACAATCAAAGTCTTTTAGATATAGCCATACAGCACACAGGAGCGGTGGAAAACACCTTTGCTCTTGCAGTAGCGAATGGTCTGAGTCTGACCGATGATTTGCCTGCAGGAGCAGAAATTAAGATTCCAGATAGTGCGAATAAAGACAGCGATGTGCTGAATTATTATACCTCAAAAAGGCTTCAACCTGCCACAGCAGTAATAATGCTTCCAGAGGAGGAAAGATTAGAAGGTATAGGATATTGGGTTATTCAAACAGATTTTAAAGTAAGTTAGAAAATGGCACGAAGTATAGAACAAATCAACAACGAGATAATTAAAGCCAAAGAGTCAGAACCAGCTCTTGCAGGGCTGACATCGACCAGCAAGGTGGCAATATGGAGGCTTTGGGCGTACATCACAGCATTTGTGATTTACACTTTGGAGCAGATATTTGACCAGCACAAAGCGGAGGTTTTAGATGCTTTAACTCAACTAAAGCCACACACTGCACGCTGGTATAGAAACAAGGCATTAGCCTTTCAGTATGGTTTTGACCTCATTACAGATACCGATAAATTCAATAATCAAGGATTTACTGAAGACCAAATTTCGGCTTCCAAAATTGTCAAATATTCTGCGGTAACTGAAGCAGATACAGAGAGCCGATTGATTGTCAAGATTGCAACCGAACAGGGTGGAGAACTTCAGCCTATCACTATTGGACAAAAAGCCTCTTTTGATGCTTACATGAACGAAATCAAAGATGCAGGGGTAAGAATTACGGTCATCAACTACCTGCCTGATGTCTTGAAATTACAGATGAAAATCTACCGAGACCCATTGGTTTTGGATGAAAACGGACAAAGCATCATAACGGGTAAAAAACCTGTAGAAGATGCGATTAAGGAGTATTTGAAGAATTTACCATTTGATGGAGAATTAGTCCTCGCACACTTGGTGGATGCTCTCCAGCAGGTAGAGGGCGTAAGAATTCCGCATATCATACTCGCTGAAAGTAAATGGATAGATGCAGGAGTAAATGATTATGGCGGTTACGAGACCATAGAAGTAAAGAAAATCCCTGTAAGTGGGTATTTTAAAATAGAAAACTTTAACAACATTGAATATGTGGTTTAATCTGGACATTCCAAAATTGACAAGCCTTTTAACCCCGACTTTCCTCCGTAGGGAAAAGCTATCGGCATGGCTTCGGGCGCTTCATTATCCACTTATCAAAGTTGCTGATGATTTTAATATAAACCGAAATGCCAATCTCTACAACCTCGCTCACAATGGGCAGGTGTGCTACCTCCGCGCGGCACTCAACGATAAGTTTGACATCAGTCAAAGGCGGATAAAGATAACAGATGGGAACAGGTTTCAGCGGCAGTATATCTATACCAGAGGGGAGCAAAAACCGAAGTTTTTGGGTAGAATTTATCTCTATGAAAGAGCTGATTATGGCGATACAGGAGTTGATTTTATCGTACTGGTTCCGAGAGGACTGCAGTATAATGAATTTGAGATGAAATACTTAATAGATTTTTATAAACTGGCTTCAAAACGCTATAAAATACAAGAATATTAACATGAATATAGTAAGATACAAACAAACAGGAGGGTTTCCGCTGGATACCAATAATCTAGATTTTCTGCAAAGTTCTTTCCATATCCTTAACACGCTTGGGAATTTGGCTGGTGATATGGTAATTATTTCGGGCTGTGAAATCACGGGGAACACGGTAAGCAACGGAGTGGTCTATGTGAACAAAGAAGTATTGGAGTTTAGAGGCGGAAGTCTTTCGGCAAATGTCTTTATCAAAGAAGAGGCAGTATCAGGAACTTTTGAAGATGGTTCATTTAAACCCATTGAGATTACACGATATGTAACATTCGGAAGCTCTACGCCTGATAAAACCTTTAAATGGGAAGATTTTAAGCGTGTAGATAATCTGATACAACAAGGAGTAAAGAACGCCGATTTTGAGAAAAGATTAAAGGCATTGGAAACTAAAAAATCGCCTATTCCTATTGGCTTAATTGCCATCTGGGGGAAACCAGCCAGCGAACCTATACCAGAGGGCTGGAAAGAATGCACCGACCTTAGGGGAAGAATGCCTCTGGGCTGGAATCCAGATGATACTGATTTTAGCGAATTGCTTAAAAATGATGGAGAAAAGGCTCATCAACTGACCATTGCAGAAATGCCTGCTCATAGTCATTCAGGAAAAACATTGACACCATCAGAAGCGGTCGGTATTCATTGGGATGGACACGATGGTATAGGATTTAGACCAGGAAGTGCCAACAATTCTCCTGGTGACACAGGACTTACAGGAGGAAATCAGCCTCACAACAATATGCCTCCTTACCGAATTATTAAGTTCATTGAGTTTGTAGGATTTGAATAATAAAAAAAACATTACTATGGCAAAAACAGCGATAAATATAATAAAAAAATGGTTTAAAACAGGTTCAAAGCCTACACAAGACCAATTTTGGAGTTGGCAGGATTCCTATTGGCACAAAGATGAGATAATACCGCAGGAAAACATTCAGAACCTTAACACTACGCTTTCCAGCAAGGCAGATGCTGACCAATTAGCCAATAAAGCTAACGCAGATGCTTCTGGTATGACTGATTTACAAGCTCAAGCGTGGGCTACATTATTAAAACCGCACCTACCAACTAGTAGCACATACACCAAAAATGAGATTAACGAAAAGTTAGCTAAAATAACTTTCAGAACTATCGTAGATGATAATGGAAGCACCTATGTGCCACAGCCAATCTCATTTTTACCATTAGGTTCAGACCCTAATACTAATGTAGGTAGTCCAAATGGAGAACTTGGTATGCTTAATTGGAACATGTATTGGGGGAACTACAATAAGGGTAATACAGGTAGATTTAACTTGTTGTTGGGAGTTAATAACTCTACTTCTAATGATGGTTCAAATAACACTATTTTAGGTCACTATGCATTTAATGCGAGTAAGAAAGGTAACGATAATGTTATCATAGGTATGAATGCTGCACCTAAATTATTAGCAGGTTACAGCTTAACCCTATTAGGAGCAGGAGCAGGAGGAAACCTCAGCAATGAAGATAGAACCTTAGATGACCTTAAACAGATTTCTCCTGTTTTTGAGGAATATATTACAGGTAGAATAGGGTTAGGGGAATCATTCGGATATGACAAGAAAACAGGTAGATTAAGTAGCTCTAACTCAGTATATGTAGGTTACAATGTAGGTAATGTGTTCAATGGAAATACAGCAGGAGCAACTACAACTATCGGCTCTATTTGGATTGGTGCTAATGCAGGAGGAGGTGTTCAGTATAGAGACTATAACAATGTCGTAGTAGGTAATTTCTTCTGGGCTCACGGACACCTCAGATTATATAACTCAGTTATATTAGGTAACCACATAGATTTGAAGTATAACCGAGATAATGTTTTAGCTATCCATAACTCAGCCACTAAGAGGTGTGAAGTTGCGAATGCCTTAATCTACGGAGAGTTTGACAACAGAAAGCTGGTAATCAATGGTAGCCTTACTTTGAATGTTAAATATGTTCAAGAAGAGGCTAATCTGGATA